AAGGAATTGGAAGAGTTACATTAAATGGTAATGGTAAAATTCAAGGTCTTGCAGAAAAGGTAACGGTATCAGGTTCATTTGATTCAGATGTTGTTATTGATACAAATACTCAAGGTGTTATTTTAAGCACTGCAGCAGCAACTGCAAACTTTACAGTTAATTTAAGAGGTGATGGTTCAAATTCTTTAGATGCGTCTATGGACACAGGTGAATCAGTTACCGTTGCATACATTTCAAAACAAGGTGCAACAGCATATTATAATACTACAGTACAAGTAGATGGCTCAGTTGTAACTCCAGTATGGCAAGGTGGATCTGCGCCAACTGGTGGTAATACAACATCAAATGATGTTTATACTTTTACGGCTATTAAAACAGCTTCATCTACTTTCACAGTATTAGCAGCTCAAACGCAATTTGCGTAATAACAGGAGGATAGAAAGATGCCTTTAATAGGATCATTCGGAGCAGGTTCAGCAAGGGGTTTTGGTCAACAAGGTGGAAGACCTTTTTCACCTATGGTTGCTACTGGTGGAACTATAACTACTGATGGTGATTACAAAATTCATACATTTACAAGTCCAGGAACATTTTGTGTAAGTTGTGCAGGTCAAAATGCAGAAGTTGATTACATTGTTCAAGCTGGCGGCGGTGGAGGCGGCCGTTCAGGGGCAGCAGGAGCTGGAGGATTAAGATTTACTTCAGTTAATTATTGTGCACCTGCTTGTACTTCTCCAAGATCTGGAGACGAAATAGTTTTATGTGCTCAAGCATATCCAATTACTGTTGGAGCAGGTGGATCTGGTTTACCAGCGAATCCCCCTGTACCAGTACCCGCTGCAAATAAACCTACTAAAGGAAGTGATTCCGTTGGTTTAGGTATAACCTCTGCAGGTGGTGGAGCAGCTACTAACTCTCAATCAGGTTCAACAGGGCCTAATACTAATGGTGGCTCCGGAGGCGGTGGAGTAAATGCTAATAATTTTAGTCCAGCAACAGCAACTGATGGTTTAGGAAATACACCACCAGTTAGTCCTCCACAAGGTTTTAACAGTCATGGAAACCCAGGTATTCCTACTACACCAGAAGGACTTTCATCTGCGGTTGATGGTGGTGGTGCAGGAGGAAATACAGCTAACCTAGCAGGAGATCCAGCTCCAAGATTAGGTTCGCCAGGTTTAGGTTTTCCAACTGATATTATGAAATGCGTTGGTGTACCTAGTCCATCACCAACTGTAAAATTTATTGGCGGTGGCGGAGGCGGAGGAAGCTATGTTAACCCATCTACATTTACAACAGGTATACACGGTGGTGGTAATGGAGCAGGTGCAACACCTGGTCCAGGAGCACCAGCTAATTCAGCTAGTCCAGGAACAACAAATACTGGCGGCGGCGGTGGCGGCGGCGGCGCTGGTAGTGGACGTTCAACTCAACCTCCTCAAGGAGGCGGAGGCAATGGAGGTTCAGGTGTGGTAGTAATAAGGTACAGGTTTCAATAATTATGGCACATTTTGCAAAAATTAATGATAATAATGAAGTTTTAGTAGTTCTTTATATTGATAATGAAAAAATTCAAAATAGTGAAGGCGTAGAAACTGAATCTATAGGGCAACAATATTTACAAACACATAATAATTGGCCTGCTGAAAAATGGATTCAAACTTCTTACAACACAGAAAATAACACACATAGAAATGGAGGAACACCATTTAGGGGAAACTATGCAGGTATAGGATCTATTTGGGATCCAGAAAATAATATGTTTTTTGGAGAAAAACCTTTTCCGTCATGGGTAAAAAATATTTCAACTGCAAGCTGGGAAGCACCTATAGCTAAACCAGATTTAACAAGTGAACAAGAATCTCAAAATATAGCTCAAACCCACACATGGACTCATGAATGGGATGAGAATAATCAATCCTGGAATTTAGTTGATTTAGGGCCAGAAGCTATAATATAATTTTTATCCCTAACTCTTGCTTATTTATAAAAAATAAGTATTAATTCTAATTAAGATGAAAAAGAAAGTGCTTACAGAGCAAGCTATTTATACTGATGAAATAAAATTACCAGAAGGATTTGAAATTAATCCTCTTGAGCTTTCACAAAATATTTTAAAAGGATTTTATTTAAATAAAAACTCAATTCAATCTAAACATTTTGACCAGTTAAATAGATATATAATAGAAAACCTTCAATTAAGGCATAAAATAAAATTAGTAAATAAAGAAACTTGGGGAAATATTTTTACTCCAAATGAGGAGTATACTTGTTTATCTTCAGTTGACCCCGTTGATTTAAAAAATGCTCCTGATTTTATATGTTTATATGGAATTAATACTGAAGAGTGTTATGTAACTATTTACTATGATGATAACAGAAGAAAAGGTAGAAGCCATAAAATACCTTTAAAACATAATTCTTTTATTATTTTTCCTTCAACTAATATATACACTGTATCTAATAATCAAAAATCTTCTTTAAATTTTGTACAAACTATAACTTTTGAATATTTTTAAAATATGCAGCTAGATAATTATTATTGGTATTTTAAATCAGCGCTACCTGAAAGAATATGTGATGACATAATTAAATATGCACTAACTAAAAAAGAAACTATGGCAAAAACTGGTTCATATGGTAACAAAAAATTAACTGAGGATGAAATTAGAGACTTAAAAAGTAAAAGAAATTCTGATTTAGTTTGGTTAGATGAAAATTGGATATATAAAGAATTACATCCATATATTCATCAAGCTAATAAATCAGCGGGTTGGAATTTTGAATGGCATAGATCAGAGTCTTGTCAATTTACAAAATATAAATTAAATCAATATTATGATTGGCACTGTGACAGTTGGAATAAACCTTATGAAAAACAAGGACCCGAAAACGGTAAAATAAGAAAGCTTTCAATGACTTGTCAGTTAACAGATGGATCTGAATATGAAGGTGGAGAACTAGAATTTGATTTTAGAAATTATGATCCAAACATGAGAGAAGAAGCTATACATTTAAAACAAGCAAAGGAGATATTACCTAAAGGTTCCATTATAGTATTTCCTTCATTTGTATGGCATAGAGTTAAACCTGTAACGAAAGGAGTAAGGTATTCATTGGTTATGTGGAACCTTGGATATCCTTTTAAATAAAATGGAAAAAATAGATTATTTTAAAACACCTATCTGGGTAGAAGATAGGCCTGAATATTTAAAATCTTTAATAAAACATTCTAACAAATATATTAAAGATGCAAAAAACATGGACTTTAATAAAGAATACATAAAAAAATTTGGTGATTTTGGAACATCATACCATTCAACACCACTTACGATAGATAATAATTTTTTAGATTTTAGAAAATATGTTGGTCAAAAATCTTGGGATTTTTTAAATGAACAGGGTTTTGACATGGAAAAATATTCTCTTATGTTTTCAGAAATGTGGGTACAAGAATTTTCTAAAAAAGGTGGAGGACATCATTCAGCACATGTACATTGGAATCAACATGTATCAGGTTTTTATTTTTTAAAATGTTCTGATAAAACTTCTTTTCCAGTATTTCATGAACCAAGAACAGGTGCACGTGCTACTAAATTAAAAATGAAACCTAGCGAAACCATACTCAATGGAAATGATTTAGTTCACTTTAAACCTCAACCTGGAAATCTAGTTATTTTTCCAGGGTATTTAGAGCATGAGTTTGTAGTAGATCATGGTGTAGAACCATTTAGGTTTATTCATTGGAACATACAAGCTGTGCCAAAAGAAATGGCGAAAAAATTTTAATGGAAACTAAATTAATTCATTTTCCTAATGTTGGTTTTTTAGAACAAAAACTTCCGAAAGAAGCTTTAAATAGATTAAGAACTTACATTAAAAATAAAAAACTAAATGTAAGTAAAAGTTTAGCAGGTAATATAAACTCTTCATATGAAATAATAGATAAAGATAACTGGTTTTTTCAAAAAATTTTAGTACCTAGTGTTTTTCAGTTTGAAAAACTTTGTAAAAAAGAAGCCTTAGTTCCTACTTTGTTAACAAAAAGTTGTGCTTATGAACTAAGTACACTTTGGGTAAACTTTCAAAAAAAACATGAGTTTAACCCTATTCATGATCACGTTGGTCTTTATTCTTTTGTAATATGGTTAGATATTCCAGCTGATTATGAGAAAGAAAAAAAATTACCTTTTATAAAAAATTGTAATTCACCTTTCGCAAATACGTTTCAATTTGTATATACTAATTCTTTTGGTAGAATATCAACTTATGAATATCACCTATCTTCAAAAGATGAGGGAACTATGTTATTTTTTTCAAGCAAATTAAATCACACTGTTTATCCTTTTTATACTTCAAATAAAACAAGAGTCAGTGTTTCTGGTAACATTTTATTAAACCCAGAAAAAATCGTATGAGCTATAAACATACTTTTGAATATAATATTTTTGAAGAACAAGTAGATATAGATAAAGAAACATTAATAAATATAAAGAAGTATCCATTGACTAAATATAATATGAATAGTAATAGCTTTGATAATAAAGATAAAAAATTACTTAACATGGTTAAAAATAAATTAAAAAACGTTTTTAAAAAACATAAATTAAATATTATAGATTGTTGGATTCAACTGTATTTAAAAAATGATTATCATAATATACACACACATTTTGCAACTCAAAAAGACTATTCTTTTGTATGGTTTATTGAAGGTGATGAAGAATCTTCTCCAGTTATATTTTATGAAATAGGTTATCCTTTAATTAATAACGACAAACAAATAAAATTTGAATTTAAACCTGGTACATTATTAATATTTCCAGGGTTTATTCCGCATGAAGTACCACCAAATAAAACCAATAATAGATTAATTATAAGTGGAAATGCAATATGAGTTTTAAAAAATTAAAATATACGGTAGTTAAAAAAGCAATATCTAAAGACTTAGCTACATATATTTACAATTATTTTTTAATGAAAAAACAAGTTTTAGATACTTTTAGAGAATATAGATATATATCACCTTATGAAACTATGTGCGGTATTTATGAAGGAAAAGGTGATCAAATACCCAATACATTTTCTATATATTCTGATCCTGCAATGGATACTTTAATGTTAAAGTGTCAAAATATTGTAGAAAAAGAAACAAAATTAAAATTATATCCTAATTATACTTATGCAAGATTATATAAAAAAGGAGATGAATTAAAAAGACATAAGGACAGATTTAGCTGCGAAATATCTGTTACTATTAATTTAGGGGGTGACCTGTGGCCTATATTTTTAAGTCCTTATGAAAACGTTGGAATACCTGAATGGGTAGAAGGCGGTAAAAAAGGAATTAACACAGTGTCTAAAGCAAAAGGAGTTAAAATTAATTTAGAACCTGGAGATATGATAATTTATAAAGGTAATGAATTAGAACATTGGAGAGAAAAATTTACAAAAGAAATTTGTGGTCAAGTTTTTTTACATTACAATAATGTAAAAACTAAAGGTTCAAAAGAAAATAGGTTTGATACTAAAATACACTTAGGTTTACCCGCTTATTTTAAAAAACCAAATGAAGATAATTGATAATTTTTTACCTGAAGAAGAATTAAAAGAATTACAAGATTTAATGATGGGACCTAATTTTCCATGGTTTTATAATGATTCTGTGGCATTTAACAAAGTTCTTAAGGACCCCTTTGAATATTATTTTACACATAATTTTTTTACGAATGTTTTACAAAGCACATATAATCATATTATTGAAAGAATAATATTATCAAAATTTAAATGGTTTTCTATTAAAAGAATTAAAGGAAATTTATATCCAGCAACAAATAAAAAAGTAACGTATGAATATCATGCAGATTATAAATTTAAACATAAAGGCTTAGTATTTTCTTTAAACACTTGTAATGGAGGTACAATATTATCTAACGGTAAAGTAATTAAATCAGTAGCTAACAGAGCATTATTTTTCGATCCTTCTAAAACACATTCAGCTACAAATTGTACAGACACTAAAGGTAGGTTTAATATAAATATCAATTATGTGTAATGAACGCATTTATAGAAAAATATTTAAGTGATGTTGTTTACCCTGTAAAAAAAGAAGGTTGGGACGTAAAAGGTATTCTTAAAAAAAGATTAAATCAAAATTTTAAATTTGATTTAAGACCTATTAAAAATAATAGTAAAATAGGAAGCTTTCATACTAAGGCAGATAAAATGGTCTTTGACATGAAAGATCAATATATTATTGTAGATATAGAAGAATTACATCAATATTTAAAAGAAAATAATATTAAAGATGTCCATTTACAAGATTTGATATCCAAACTAGATTGGAATATAATACTACCAAAATAATAAAAAGCATATATAATGAGGTGCTATGCTTCAGAAAATACAATTTAAGCCAGGATTTAATAAACAAGCTACAGAGACCGGAGCCGAAGGTCAATGGGTAGACGGAGATAATGTACGTTTTAGATATGGTCAACCTGAGAAAATAGGTGGTTGGCAGCAACTAGTAGACAGTACACTATCAGGACCCGTTAGAGATCAACACACTTGGACAGATTTAGACGGTAAAAAATACGCAGCTCTAGGTACATCTAAAGTGTTAGTTATTTATTATGAAGGTGGGTTTTATGATATTACACCTATCAATGCAGATCAAACAGGATGTACTTTTGATTCAACAACAACAGATGATGAAGTTACAGTTAATTTAACCTCTCACGGATTATTAGTTGGAGATTATTTTAAATTTAAATCTGTAACATTACCTGGTGGAGGAGTTACAGGATATACCACAGCAGATTTTACGACAAATGTATTTGAAGTTATTTCAACACCTACAGGAAATACTTTTACCATTACTATGCCTTCAAATGAAACTGGCACAGGTATGTCGGCTCAAGGATCTGCAACATTAAATTCATATATTACAATTGGTCCAGTCTTTCAAACTCCTGCTTACGGTTGGGGTACAGATACTTGGGGATCAGAAGAATGGGGAGAAGAGTCTTCTGTAACAAACGTTACACTCGATCCAGGTTCCTGGAGCCTCGATAATTATGGACAGTTACTTGTTGCAACAGTTAAGAATGGTGCAACATACACATGGAATCCAGGAGCAGCTGGAGCTTTAGAAACTAGAGCTGCTGTTGTAAGTGGTGCACCAACAAAATCTTTATTAAGTCTAGTATCGGACAGAGACAGACATTTATTTTTAATGGGAACTCAAACAGATTTAACAGATTCAACATCACAAAATAAAATGTTTATTAGATTTTCTAATCAAGAAGACATTAATACATGGCAACCTACTGCAACCAATACTGCAGGTACATTTCTCTTGGACCAAGGAAATGAAATCATTGGAGC